CGGTAGCATACCAAAGGTTCTACATCCTAAGACGGCACAGAAGCACCTGATGGAGATACCCGGCATAGGAAGAGAGAAGGCTCGTCGCATCCTATCCTTACGCGACCCACTCACGAGAATGACTTGAATTGTTGATTCAAGCCGGGAGTGTTGAACGCCGCTTGGTCAAACAATACATCAAGTGAGTGGATTTTTACGGAGTGATAATCCGCTGTGTCGTTAGTGGTATTAGGGCTTCTTGAGACAATCACTCTGACGTTATTACCGAGAGTGCTTGCTCCGTTGAGTAAATTGTTGGGTATCAACTCTATTGTTTCTTTGGATGTTCCTACGCTGACTACTATTTCGTTAGTAATAGTTTCTCCTGTTTCTATACACTCAATAGTTGAAGTTAGAACTGCCCTTTGACTCCCTGTGGAATTAGGCGAGCATGAGACAACACCTGTAAGATTTATACTATCAGAAACAACATTAAGAGGAACTGCTACCGACGTTTGGATGCCGCTTGAAGAATCTCCTGTATTATCGGAATTACCTACACCCGGAAGAGTCATGTCTCCATCTCCCTTAGTAGCCCCACCGAAAGCAGGTGCTATATTGTCCAAACCTGAACCGTTTGCTGGAACCATCATAGACGGTAGTGGGGAAGGTTTCTTTTGGCCGAGAATGGAGAAAGAGCCTTGACCACTAAACATATCACTATCGAGAGCCATACGCCCTGTCATATTTCCGTAAATACCGCTTGTTAATTGATTAGCACCAAACGATGGGGAATGACTGCCACCCGGAGAGTTTGTAGGTGGTGTAACCCCACCGTCGGGAAGTCCGGGTCTTGGGCGATTACCGGGTAACGGGTCAAGTCCGGGGAAAGAGCCACCATAACCACCTGCCCCATCTCCGGGTCCGTTGGTGTCTGGATAAGGTGTAGGTTGTGGGGAATCTGTTCCTGAGCCACCATCTCCGCTTGACGAACCTGTTCTTGGGTTGATACCCATAGTTGCTATGTAAGGAAATACTCCGCTTGGAGGTAAGTTCATATCTCTTTCCATATTTAATTTGACATTTTCAATGTCCCTACCTTTTATTTCCCACCCTACTTGTTGTATCACCATTGTTTCGTTGGCTAACTGTAACGCCTTATCGGTGTATGTTGCGAAGGTTCCCGGCACAAACTTAACGTCATTTACTACGTGTAGTCGTGGCGCATACCACTCGCTGCGTCCGTAGGCAAAGTCGCCAAACTCAGAATACTTACGACCACCAAGAGGGAAGAGGCTATTATCATTCCCTGCTGTGTATGTAAGGGCAGATATACCTGTAAGCACATGAGCGTTGTCAAGGATATATCCTGATGAACTGTGTGTGGTTTGTGTGGGGTCGCCGCACCTATGACGTAACAAAGCGCGACAATACTCAGCGTTGAAAGATACTACAATCTTAGCCCCTGCTGTGTTGAGAGCAGAGGAATATGTCTGAGGGACTGTCAATTGATAGAAGCCACTGTTTTTAACGGTCACTGATGTAGTCGAGTTAGCCTCTGAGCCAGCCAGTGATGGCGCAAGAGCAGCAGCAGGTGAGCCACTTCCACCGTTGGCTGTTGTTGAGTTACTAAACGAGTAGTCAACCATCAAAAGATGAAACTCTGCTTCATCAATACTCGTAACTTCTTGCTCCTTAAGAACTACGAAACACCTTAATTCGTTGTTAGTAGTGCCACTTACATAAGGCATATCTTGTGGTATGTGGACAACCTGCATAGCGTATGACAAACTGTTAGCACCGTATGAGTAGTAATGTTCATCATAAGCCGTTCTTGCCGGAGTTCCTGCTGTTCCTATGGCCGTGTATGGTGCTGCCTGACCATAACGAATATCTCCGCTGGTTGTTTTTAGATTACCATCCATAGCGTTGACCATTCCGGGGAAAGGAGAGAAACCTAAACCTAAAGCCAAAGAGTCATGTATTCTTCCGCCTACCTCGTTGTCAAGCGTTCTCTGAGTGTCTGCTATGTAACCAAAGCGACCGCCACTCAACATCTTATCTGTCTCTGTGCTTGACCTGATAGGTTCAGCAGTTACAGAAAGCCTCGTTTTCTGAGCCTTTCTGTATTCGTGTTTCGCCAACGCCTCAGCCTCACGATGATTCACTATACCCGGCATCTCTATAATCTTCCAACGAGTGGTGTCAGAAAGAGATGGTCTTGGGAAATCACAAAATGATTTTCCGTTTTTGTAATACACCCTTACATGAGTAATCATACCACCCATGTCTGTTTTCATATCGCTAACCATAAGGTTACTTCTATCGAAAGCATACCCAGAATTGTATCGCGGTCTAAACTCAATCCTACCATCCCTACCTATGAGATAAGCAAAGTTCAGTTGATTTTCCTGTGTCCTACCAAGACCGCTTGTTCCCTGAATACCTCTGATTGTAGCCATAAAGGTTTTAGTGCGAGCATCGAACACAGAGCCGAAATCATCCTGCGTTGCAGATGCAGTAGTGCCTTCGACTGCCAACATAGTAGTGTTTGGCACGTTAGCAATATCATGAATGCAAGATAGTCGGGTGCGCGGCAACCATGTCTTCATCAGTGCGGCATTCCAAAGCATTCTCATCTTATCACTTTCATAGAATGTTCCGTTGTTAGGGCTTTCGACAAACCCGCGAATACGCATCAACATTCTTAGAGAGAAAGGAGAGCCTATGCTATTAACTACTGATATTGAATGAAAGTCCTGTGTGCCAGTGCCTTTAGCCATACCGAAGTTTATGTTTGGTAACAAAGTAACCGTGTTTCCCCCTGAATCAACTATGTTTGTTCTAATATGACCGTCAATAAAACCTTTCTGTAATTTATTTTCTATTTCTTCATAAGTAGCATTCGGAGAGTTTCCTATGTTAGATAAAGATGAGCCAAACACACCGACTAACTGCATAGGTATCTCATACTCGTTTCCGTTTGTTATGGAAGTCCAACCACTGATGTTCGGGAAATCATTTAGGTCTTCGTTCGGCACACTTGCACTCGTATAGGTTGACTTACAAACACCGATTTGTGTGCTACTTGGAATTGTTATAACTATACTCGTTTCGCCAGTCGTTGTGTTTTTGATAAGGGGATAATGACCATTTACAATCATTTCATTCAATACAGAAAAATCAGCCGATGAATCCGTAAGTAGGTAAATGTGTGAGCCTGACAATCCGTTTGCAGTAACACTACCTTCATGGGCGGCGGCAACTCTTTGTTGCCACAAAACAAAGTTAGTAGCAACTTGGTCTGTCTTAACACCTATAACACGACCCATTCCATTCTTTTTGAATAAACTACCATCTTCTATTAAAATATGCCTATCGCCGTTCCTTATGGAACCATCCACCGAAGAAGCCTCTACTGCTATACGTTCTTCATTAGGGTGAGTTCCATAAGGTGAGCCTACTGTCAAATGGGATGGCGTTGCCTCCTTCCAATAGTTGTCTATCAAGGCAGGGAACCCCTCTCTCGTAGCAACATAATCTCCGAGGCTTGTCCTACCACCAACACTCCTATACATGCGTCCTTTATTTACTGTCGTGTTGAGGTTGAAGAACTTTGATGAGTCAATGACAAGGAAAGCCCCTGCTTTACTCTCCCAATCATGGAATAATGAGTTTGTTTCTGTTTCACTTCCTGTCACCTTACAGAAGTGTATGCCGCCTGTGTTACCAGCGTCAGCAGCGACATATGTTCCTGAGCCAAGCGTAATTGTAGTTGAGGTAACAGCAGATACTTGATACAAATTATCGTGCTTCAAACTGTTAAATACATGAATGTAATCGTTAGCAACTACGCCGTGACCAGCGGTAACGGTCAATCTAAGCGCAGTTGAAGCATCTGCTATTCCTGATACTGCGGCCCCGGTGGAGTAATCTGGTGGTTTAGACCACTCTCCACCAGTGGTAGGGTCTATTGTAGAATCTATTTCCCATACATCAACGTCTTCACCCAATTTTAGGTCGGTGAAAGAATCTGGGTTTCCGTCAGCATTTACTTGGTCAGCGAAGAATAATTCTAATTCATAATTTTCTATCGTAGGCTCTATGATTCCGAAATCCTTTTGCCTTTTACTACCATCAGCGTCGGCGGTTCCATCATTACGCATATCTGCCCATAGAAGCCAACAGTGTTTGTATGAATCACTAATTGTAGCGATTCCAACAAAAGCGAATTGGTCATGTGCCTTACTTATGAAATCACAACCAATGAGATAGTATCTTCCCCCGCTTGTGGCTTTGCCACGATAAATGAATGTATCTAAATCCATAGCATCTACTTGTTGTTCGATTGACGTTCCATTTAAAACACCACTAATACTCATAGTGCTGCCCATTTGTGCGACACCAGAGTTAGGTATTTGTGCATACAAACCACTGTCTATTTCTACGACCTTCGCATCCACAGCCACAGCAGTCGAAATCCTACCTGTTTTGTATGTGGGTCCAAGTTGCAGAATATCATTACCCACCATATTACCGAAATGGTATTGGAACCAAAGCGATTTAGGTAAATCACGCATCCAAACTGCATGAGAAGCCCTGTGAGAAATATCTGTAACTCCCGAAGGTATAGGCGTAACTATGCCCGTATCGCTTGCTATTATTCCTCTATCTGTGCTATACAACCATCCGGGCTGAGTAACAGTAGCAGCACCCCCAACAGTTGGGAAATAACCAACTATACCGTTGTCTCCCGAAGCAGGAACGCCTGTTAAATCGTTAGTGCTTACACCAGTATATGTGAAAAAATCCTTGAATGGCCCATCGAAATCAACCGTTGCTGGTTTAGCAGCAGAGCCAGAAGCGTTGAAACCTGACGCGCTGGTAAGAGAAACAGTTGTGTCTCCGGGGTCAATAGTCGAACTATTAGTGGTAGATGCAGCCGCATTACTAAAAGTTCCGTATTCTGTTCCAGAACCATAATAACAATCGGTGACAACAACATACAAAGTTGGCCCACCTGTTCTTGCTGCGTCCGTGAATGATTCACTTCCTAAATCTAATTTAGCAGAAGGTCTTAGGATAGTTCTACTACCTGCGCTGACTCCACTTACACCGTTGTAATAACCACTTTGCACAGTCACTCGTGGGGTATAGTAATTGGTGTAAGGAGCAGCCGAGACAACGGTATGGACTTTATCCTGTATATCAGTGTGTCCTTTTACTTCTGGAACTACGAATGTGTCACCAACATCCAGTGCGGGGTCGCCCAAGAAAATGAAACAATAATGATTTCTTACACTTGCGTTTGTTGCTGTGGGAACTCCCGCACCATCCCAAAGATATTTTCCAGCGTAAATGTATCTGGGTGTTGGGTCGAACACATACGCTACATCGCCAGCGTCAAAGTCAAGAAATTGTTTTGTGGTTGAGTTATGGGTGTATGTTCCAACTGCTGATGGCTGCACTCCCGTAGCATTATGGTTTGTTGACTTCTCAATGTTGACAGTTGAACCCGTAGTGTAGCCGGGATTACCATCAAGATAGACACGGGTATCTCCCGATGTTGACTCATAACCAATACCTAAAATACCTACACCTTCGTAGTGGTCTTCTATGTTATTTGGCCCCAAAGTATCTTCGTTGTTATACATCTGGATAGGCATACCAGAAAGAACCTGTGTTCTTTGGTCTGTCCTTACTGCATATGAATCGTCAACATCTAAACCAATGGTTGGTCTGAGGGTTTTCAGAGGGGAAGCCCCAAGATAGAAAGCGGTGTTAAATGTTTGTGACTCTTGCGTCCAGTAAGTAATACCGCTTTCGCTGGTATTTCTTGCGCCTTGCCCTAACTCCCACAGAGGCACTTGTCTATCAAGTATGCCCAGTGGGTCATTTGCGTTAAGTATAATCGTCCTTGATTTTGGCTGCTGTTTTATTGACATATTATTGACAAATCCCCACCATAAAGGTCGGTCAAGCCCGTTGTGAAATAGTAGTAAAGACCAATCGTTGACTGAGCCTGTGAATATGTTGTTTAGGAAGTGTGTATAATCTTGGTCCCGAAGACCTACGGCCCCTGTTCCCGTGTTCATTCCGGGGTCGTCACTAATCTGTAACTGCATTCTTGAAATAGAATTAACTGCGCTATTAACTCTCATTGACTGAACAGGCGGCAACTGAGTTCCATCTGCTCTCTCGCTCAAAGATTGATACAAAGCAGCCCTGTCTAACATAAGAACAAAAATACTGTTAGTATCAGAACTTTGTGGGATTGTTTCAATCTGCCATCCCTTCATAGCAGAAGGTAAAAAGGCAGCAGATGTGTCTGAGTTGTTGTTCATAGTAAAGGGACCGCTCGCTCCACTGGTATTCTTGATAGCAGTCCCGTCCTTGTAGACCGTGTATCGGTTATTTGTGTAGTCAATCACAAACTCAAGGTCAATCCACAAAGCAGACGCATCATAGTTTGCCGCATCCCATGTGGTCATGGTATTGGTGTAATCGTATGTCCCACCCAAACCATTGTTAGCCGCTGTTGCTGCGGCTAAATCAATATCCCATTCAATAGCAGCGGTGTTAGTGTTGGTTGTGAATCCTTTTTCACCATCAACTTCCTTACTGGTCGGAAAACCAACATGGATTTTCATTTTAGGCTCATTTCCCTTAGCGGCAGAAGATGTGCCTTGTAAAGATTGTATTGCGAATCTAAGAGCGAAAGTATCGCCATCTTGCCTACTGTTAAGAAGCCCATCGTATGCTACCGCTGGACGAGGAACAGACGAAGAAATATATCCCGTATCTGTGAGATGCCTTGCTTCTATACACAAAAAGGGTTTTCCGGCGGGTGAGCGGTGTGGGGTGTAAATTAACTGAGGATTCTCAGTCGCGCCTCCTGTTGAAAAGTGTGAGAAGTCGTAGTTTCTTTCTCCCATCCAAACACTCGTCAAGTGAGTAGTTTGTATGAAGTTACCTCCTATGGAACCGTATTGCGCTGCACCACTACCAGACGTTGGTATCGTAGATGTAGACCCGATGTTATAATTAACAATAGTGAATGGTGAGCGTGTGGCTCTGCCTTGAGATGCGTCGTTATTTCCTGTTGGCACAGTATAGGAGTTGAGTGTGTCGTGGCCGTTGCAGAAAGTGATATAACCCTCTGTTCCAGCCTTCCCAAACTCATATTTGTTAGCGTTGGTGTTTGAGTCAGGGTATTGTAGTTGCGAACGACCTTCCCACTTAGTTGCATCTTGTCTCATCACATCAAAAGTAAGCCATTCTGCCGGTCCAGTATTCTTAAGAAACTTATTAGATGCTGTGGCTACAAGATTTGAACCGAGTTGTTCTCTATCGGCATAAGACCAGCGGTAGCGTGTGTTTGTTGTGGCCTCTCCGTTTAGAGGATTACCATAATGTGTTTTGTTGTGTTCATAATCAGCCGTAAGGCTTGGTCGATTGTCATCGTTTGGTATGACTCTCGCACCATTAAAATCGTCATAATAACCAGCCAAAAGAAACTGATACTCAAGTGTTGTCGCTCTAACCATAATTTACACTCGCCCCTATTGAAAGCGTGGCACTACTCTCTATCTGAGAAACTATCTCATCTGCTGCTTGTTGTGTCGTCATCCCGTTGAAGTTGTTCGTCATGATGATTTCTGTGTTGGCTATGAAGTTCTCAACGCCCTGCTGCTTAATCTGCTTCACAAGGTCGCCGGTTACATTGCCAGCCTTGAATCCGAAGAACAACTCTTCTCGGCTTCCACCGAACTCTTGAACGGCTTCGGTGGCCTCTCTGTATGAACTACTAATATCGCTAACACCGGCTATCTGGTCTTTTATACCTGCCATCATAAGGTCGTTTGCCTCTTGAGCGTCAGCCATCATATCTTCAAAGCCCAAATCACCCATAGCGTCATCTAACCAACCTAAGTGATTTGCTGCCTTGACAAGTATTACTGAAAAAGCCAACATAGCCAAACCCGCCACACCTGCTTTGAGATACATACCTTTCATACTTGTCCCTGCGACATTAGCGGTATTAGTAACCATTATGTTCGATTGGGCCACTTTGACGTTCATATGTTCCGCCACCTCTGCTGTTATGGCAACGAACTGATTTGAAGCACCTACGCGAGTATTGGCCCCCGCCGCCACAGTCGAAGCACCTGCTAATTGACCCATACTCTGAGTCATCATCATCATTTCAGGAATCATAGTTAGCATAGTAAGGCTCATCATAACCATTGATACTTGCGCCGCTTCGTTTTTGGTCAAGAAATCTCCGCCGAGCCTGTCTCCTAAGATAGCAACGGCCCCAGATGCCAGCATAGCACCGACTTGAATCGACATTAAGAAATTAGCAGTTTTTTGTTGATTTGAGAAGTTATATCGTTGATTTATGTTGAGTATTTCCTGTTCAAGTTGCTTTCTTCTGGCAGCCCACATCGCTGCTTCTGCACCCTCCTTGTTGATTTCATTCATAATTACAGCGTCTTTTAACTTGGTTCTGAGGATTTCTTGAATCATACGCAATTCGTGTTCTTTAGTATTCATCTCTATGATACTCATTTCTGCTATGTTTTGAGTAGTTGCGAATATACTTGCTTCTATTCTCTGCCGTTTCGATTTCCCATAATTACTAAACTTTATCTCTGCTGCTTCTCTAATAGTCATTCCCAATTGTCTTTGATGTTGAGCAATCCTACCTCTTCCCACATTCAACTCCGCTTCCAACAACAATTTCTTTTCTTTTAGTTTTCTGACTTGGGCGAGTTGGGTTTGTAAAACCTTTCTTCCATTTTCACCACTGAACCTTTGAACTACTGCGTTGCGCCGTTGGATATTTAGTTCCTCTTCTAATTTGGCGTTAGCCATTTCTTGTGTCATAATTTTCGCTTGCGAAAACCCAAGTGAGTTTCTTTCAATTCGTGCTAATTCTTGCTCCAACAATCTCTTCTTCTGACCCTGTTGGAAACCTGCGATTTGGGTTCCATTAAGAGCGCGAGCAACCTGAACTGCTGTCATCAAAGCAAGGTTCATCTGTTTTATGTTTAGGAACATACCCATCATAGGGCCGACGGTCATTGAAACCATTTGTTGAAATGAGATAAATGATTTAACGGCATCACCAAGAAGAGGGGCTTGTAGTAACGCAAGATACATCTCATTAAACGCTACTTGTGCCTCAGTAGCCTCTGTAACGATAGGTAGGAACTCGTCACCGATTTCTGCACGAAGATTAAACAATGCTGTTTCCGCTTGATTAAGACGAATCGCTGTATCTTTGAATCTCTCATTGAGTATTTCCACAACAGGAGATGCGTTGTCGTTTGCGTGACCAATAAGATTGGTCATCCTTTCGGTTCCTTCCATCAACTTAAGCATACGCACGTAATGGTTGTTACCTGCTACGGTCTGAGCGATTCTCTGCCTTTCTCCCTCTGAGAGATTCACTGTTGCTTTATCTAAATCAACGAGAATATCATTAAGAGGCCGCATAGTGCCGTCTGCCTTCTTTACTGCTACGCCCAACGCTTCTAATTCGCTTGCAGCCCCATTGGTATCTGCGCCAAGACGGGCGTAAATCATACGCAGCGCACGACCAGCCTTACCTTGTTCTTCACCGGCCTCAATAAGAACTGCTGACATAGCAGCCATCTCAGCGATTGATTCACCAGTCAAATGCGCTTGCGCTGCGAACTGGTTCATGACGAAAGTGATTCTCTCCATGTTTGCTGCCGAATGGTCTTCGACTGAGTTCAGTTCGTTGAGGGTGGCTATGGTAGCAATGCGAATCTGATGCGCCTTTTCTTCGGCATCCATCAAATCGAACTGCGCTTGTGTAGTTCCACGCAGCATAAAACTTGTCTGCTGCTGTAAGTTAATCATTCGCTGCATGGCGTGTTCGGCTTCCATCTCACCAATCATACCGAAAGCAAGGCTCATTTCCGTGGCAGCGGGAACCGACTCTTCTCCAAGAAGCGTTGAAAGTTGCGCCATCTTAGCACCGGCTCTAAGGGCTTGGTCGCCAGTATAACCGAACTGAACACCAATATCTTTTATCTGTCCGCCTAAGTCAACGCGATTTGCATCACTAATAAACTTGTCGAACTCAATACGCGCCTCAGCAATTTCACGCGATAGAGGGACAGTAGCATCAACCATTTCTTGTATCTGTTCATGCACAAGCAACGCTGCTTCTTCTATCCCAGAAAAGGCATCCATACCCAATGCTTGGAAAGTTGTGAACGCAGCATCAGCGTCCATGATAAGACGTTGTGATTGAAAAGTCCCAACCACATCGAAGAAAATCTTAGACGCACCAGCACGACCAACGATGGTCGTTACCGCGAAGAGGACGACGATAACCCATGACGGTATTAGGGAAAACAGTTCAATCATTCTGCATCCCCGCTCTCATTACTGCCCACAATCGGGACATTCGCATCTCTCAACGCTTTGAGCATGTCTGCGTTGTTGTTTAAGAGTTGTCGCTGCTCGCGCTTTTGATTGCGACGAGCGACCATACTCTTACCATCTTTCTTACTATCCTTAGTTGCCTCAGCAATCCTGTCGTTAATTTCAGCGGCAATAATCAGGTCTAATTCAAGACGCTGATGACCGCCTTCGCAGTCGTATCGTTCGTATAGTTCGGAGGGGGTAGTTCCCTTGAAAGCCATGCACAATGCCGGGCCTACTCCGAAGAATTGACCAAAGGGATTGCACCCTCCGGGTCATCTCCGCGAACAAATGATAGTAGCGACATCAATTCTGTCGTAGTAAGAGTATCAATGTCTAAATCTTCATCCAGAATACACGACGGAACCCAAGCCTCAATCTGTGCTTCCATTCCACCGCCAGCCTCATCAAGAGCGTCTGAGAACTCAATGTTCTGTTCCTCTGTCCATTCAGCAGGGTTCTGACCAAAATGTCTGAACTTTCGGAACATACGGGCTTGGATAGCCTCAATCTTCAACTTCTGCATACCGGAGGCTTGGCGAACCCAAACCTTACGGCCATCTTCTAATTCGATTTCTTTCTTCAATACGGGCATATTTCTTCACTTTCTTCTTCACTACGGCCTACGGCCTTCTAATCACTACTGGTCTTCAAATACCACATACACAGTAACGTCGTTACTGTTCTTGTTTCTCTCATACATAATCTGATAGATAATATCGTTGTTAGCAAATGTGCTACCACGAAGGAATGTTTGTAGGGCTGCTGCAAGACCAGCCATTGTGGTCTTCAACTCTGCGACAGTAATCTTTGTCTTATCGACAATCTTAATGCCACCGTCACCGACTGCCATTATTCTTCACTCTCCTTCTTTGCAGCCTTCTTAGGAGCAGCCTTCTTAGGCTTTGCTACCTTCTTAGGCAAGCGGCGCATATACTTGAGTGCTTGACTCTTGGAGTGTTGCGCTAATAGGATTTCCTTAGAAAAATCATCGACTTCATAGCCGAGGGATTCTGCGAGCGCGACATAATCGTCCATTCAATCACCTCAAGCATCATACTCTGTGCCTGAAAGCGCGGCCCCGGCTGCTATGGTCTTCATACCACCGAGGTTGTCATCGTATAGGGCCACAAAGTTCACGGTCATTGTGTTAGTATCACGACCGCTTACTGATGCTTCGGGAGCCTCAAACCTTACCTTGAAGAACTCAAACCTAATGTAATCCGACCCCGCTTCGTCTTGGAATACCAGTTTCAATACCGGGTCAGTCCCATCATTGTATTCAAGACCATCAGCAGCAATTAAACCATCATAAGTAGGTTCATCAAGAGAACTCGTATAAATTACCTTATTGAACTCAAGAGTTCCAGTAATTTCCCTACGCTGTGCGGGTGGTGCGCGTCCGTAAGTGCTTGAACCAATACCGTATGCGTTATCTGTATCACGGTTTAAGTTAATATCAAAACTAACTGATTTAACAGAGGCCGATGCTGCTGGTCCTGCACCACTACCATCATCAAACACAACTTGTCCGTTAGCAAAGTATAGTGCGTCAAGAGCAGCACCGGGGAATGTAGCGGTAGCAAGAGCGGCGGTTGCGGATTCTGCTTTTCCAACAAAACCAACACTCATTGTAGCGTATTCTCCAACCGAAGCACTGACGTTTAGTGTGTTAGTCATCATACCAGTAAAGGTGTGTTCTTTTTCTTCGCGCCCAACGCGAACAGTCCAAGAAGGATAAACACCAGCAGATGCGCTTGTAAGAGAAGGCTCGGTCATTGTGTGAATGTTTAAGCCACCACCTGTTGTTTTTGCATCTTGTGGGAAGAAAGACCAAAGCAAAAGACCGACGAAATCATCTACCTGCATAGCGAGGTTAATGTCGCCTTCTGAATACTCGGTTCCAGTGACGGACTTTGCGCTGATAGGTCGGCTCATGTCCTCGCGGGTCATGAGTTCAAAGTTATGTTGAATGGACTCGTCGTCCACTTCTCCGTAGACGGGAGAGCCGCTTGGCTCTGTGCCGTAAGTTGTTTCTTTTTCGATGGAGACATACCGATTTAGGAACTCGACCATGTGTTACACCTCTACGGTGTTCCGTTTATCCCCTGATTGATTCTTAAGGGTTCGCACAATCATCAACGGTGGCGCATGTCAATTCTACGCATGTATGTGAGTTCCATTCGATGGACGCAAATGAAATCATCGTTATCCATCCGTGGGTCAAACTCGGCATTGTATGAGATAATACTATCGGTTGTGCCTTGCAGTCCAGTGGTTGTGTATAGTTCATCGAAGCACTCGCCCATGATATTCAAGCCCAATCTGTAAGCATTCTCATAGTTTGTGCCACGGGTGGTCACAAACAACAACACATTGTAATTCTGTGTAATCTTCGCGCCGCCAAGCGACTCAAACTCAGGCGAGTTTAGGTCGCGGATAAGCACATGCACCGTGGGCGGCTGTAATCTGTTTAGCATCTCCGAGGATAAGTCAAACCCATACAGAATAGCGGATTCGTCCACTTGTGTTTTGAGGAATAATCTCTTACTGTCCTTCAACTGCTGCACCACACCAAGACCCATACGGGCAAGCGCGTCCTGTGCAAAGTCGGATGGCATAAGTTCGTCAGGTCCGAAAGAGCCTGCGTTGGAGAAGTAAAGTGTCGCCCATTTCACTGTGCCGTCGGAGTTACCCCACCTGACCTCCTTTGACGAGGATGATGAACCTGTGACGGACAGGTAATGGGTGACTGCATCGTCGTCTTCGATAATCTCGTGCATGTATAGTCGGGCGTTGCCGCTTGCATCCATCGTAAGACGTAGTATGACCGGGACAGGGTTGTCCTCAGCCAGTGAGAGGTCAAGGTCGGGAGTTGTGACTGTGGTAGCACCTACGAGGTCTAATGTGTTAGCGTTGCCCTTTGAGCGCACTTCCACGCGCTTTACGCCGTTGTCCAGCCGCATAAGGACTGTGCCGTTAGCGGGAATCTCCGCTGCGTCTGAGAACTCAAACGATGCGACCATCGTATATGCTGTGCTGCTCGGCACACGGGACCATGTTCCATTACTGGTGATAACCCAATAATCCCCAACAGCAGAGCCTCCTGAACCACTTTCGGTCCAAGAATCGTTGAAGGTTCCTGTGGCTGCTTCGGGGTCCGTTCCGTTAAGACGACTCGTCCAATACTGTGTCTTGGTTGCGATTGTCAGAACCTCACCTCCCCAAATGCTCGCCGCAATGCTTCTGGAATCTTATCTTCAAGTTTTCTTACAATGTTATCTTTGGCTTTAGGAAGGAATGCTTCTTCGGGTTTTTTCTCTGGACTAACATACCCCGGATTTAACCTAATATGCCGTCCTAACTTTTTCCACATTCTAAATACACTATATGGCTCTGGTATTTCTTTGGTGGCTTTATCCTTTCCGTAAGCAAGAATACCAGCAATGTTTTCTCCGCGACTACCCTTTATTCCAGCAAAACCTTCACCAGCACCAAAACGAAGAATAGGTAGGTCTTCTTTACGAGAGCCGCTAACAGAACCACCTTGAATATCAAAAATCACCTCTTCTGCAACTTTATCATAAATGTCTCCGGCTGCTGTGCTTCTGCTTTGTAGTCGGTTACGAGTATTACGAACTTCTTCTTGACCGGCTTTTTTCATAACCTTGACTATTTCATCAACGGCCTCTTGGCCGAAAATACGCATATATTTCATTGTGTCTGAGCGAATATCCGTGAACTCAAACCTAACTGTCATATAATCACCTCAGTCAACAGAACCGAGATGAGCGAGGCGTCGAAGGCTCATGTTGCCACGGTCTTTCAACATAGTGCCGCGCATCCCACCTTCGACCGATTGTGTTTGGAAGGTGGATTCATCCTCGTAGTAGTAAGAGGATGCTAAGTCAGCGCAAACCTCACGTAATATGTGTGCTTCCTCACCTTCTTCTACGGTCACGCCGGTAGCGTGGTCAAAGGAGATACCTGTGCATCCTGTGAGGTCGTTGGTGGACTTACCAGTCCATGCGAATGAATCACCGTCTATATTGCCGTTTCCAGCGTTGCTAAAGCCCGTTCCGCTTGCGAGGGTAACGGTGGTAGCACCGGCAGAAACGGAGCCGTTCAGCGTGGTTGATTTGATGCTTTTTGCGGGAGTGTCACGACCGTAATCTCGGTAGGTCTGGTCAATGTCTATGGTAGCCCTGCGGATAGCAGAGGTAATACGGCTGGTAGCGCGAGTTCTTTGTGCGCTATCTAACCCAAGACGAGAGCCAACGTCGGCCACCGAGCAATAATAGGTCATCTAATCCTGCACCTCTTCTGGAAAGTAAAGGTCTAACCATTCGGATAAGTATCGAGGATTATTCGACATCTTTAGCATCCTCAACGGCTTCTTGAATCTCTTCTACTTTGTCTGTGCCTTCTGTTACAGCATCAATAATTTCATCAAGGCTGACCTTTCCGTCTGCCATAATGACCTGATACCTTTTGTAAGCCCATACTCCAAAAGCCGCAACTAAAGCAGCAACGGGTAGCCAAATTTCAATTTCACTCATCATCTCTTTTCACCTTCTCTATCATACAGGATTTGTTTCACGGCACTTAACGGAATCACGGTAAATGGTCTGTCAGCCCCCGGCCTGTATATCTTGTAGCCATGCGGTGTCTCTTCAATGTTCACCTGTGTAAAGGACTTTTCAGGCGGTTGATATACTATTTTTCCTTGTCTTTTGCTCATTCATTCATCCACTCCGTAAGTTGTGCGTCTGTTGGTGCAGGTCCAAGTGCGCTCGGCCATATGTCTCTGCGGAAGTAAGGCCCGTCGCCATCGTCCTGAACACACCCATCAAGTATGGGATTATAGTTCGGATAGTTTTCAAGTAATACTTCTTCAAATGTTTTTGTCATACTCCCACCATCCTAATACTCATATGTGTGAAATTGGCTGCTACGTTATCTCCTATGAGGTTCTTACCAGAACCGCCGTTGTGATAAACGTATAGGGCTATCTTATCCCCCGAACCAAGAGATGTGATTAATGTTCCATTACTTATTGCCCCGCTGTCATTACAAGTATTGCCGTTAGCAAGTAAAGCAAAACCACTTCCAGTATCTTTTTGAACACGAGTAACAGCGGCGTTGGATGCGCTGATGTATCTTATTGAGGCTGACCATTCGATTAGATATATACCAGCAGCAGGAGCCGTGAACCAATAATTAGAAGCATCCCACGAACTTGTCACATCATGCACAACATTCGCCATAGGAGCAATTGTGTAAGCACCCGAAGCGAAACCACTTACGCTGGTAGCAAGAGTTACTGCTGTTAATGCTGCACCAAGCGAAGCGGTTACAATATCAGCGGCCTCTAAATCTAAATCTGCCTTAACTTCTGCTGCACTTCTACCTTCTATTTGTGTTCCATCTACTCTTAAGAAATCATCATTTGCTACTGCCGCATTTGC